CTCTCGGCAAGCCCAAACACCAGTCTGGCATCAGGATAGTTCCGAAGATGCTATTGCTTACGCTGCCCTTATGGCAGAGGCATGGCAAAATGAGGACGAAGATGATATAGAGATTGTGTTTAGGTTCACTCCCGACGATGATGAGTAGCTATGGCCCTTCTTCCGCTGACAATTCCTCCCGGCGTTTATCGCAGCGGCACTGAGCTTCAGTCTGCTGGTCGTTGGTATGACGTAAACCTCGTTCGCTGGACTGAGGGCGCTATGGAACCTGTTGGTGGGTGGGAGGCTCGCGCCATTTCTCCGCTTACTGGCAAGGCTCGTTCGCTGCTAACGTGGAAGACAAACGGCAACGTCCGCCTGATGGCAATCGGCACATCGTCAAAGTTGTATGCCGTCACACAATCGAATACACTCGTTGACATTACACCAACTGGCTTTGTGGCAGGTTCGGATGATGCTTCGACGGGCGCTGGTTATGGGATTGGGACTTATAGCGGTGGCTATTACGGCACACCTCGCCCTGACACTGGTTCTGTAACGCCTGCAACAACGTGGAGCCTCGACACTTGGGGCGAATACCTTGTCGGCTGCTCGACCTCTGATGGCAAGCTGTATGAGTGGCAGCTTGACTACTCTACTCCGACGAAGGCCCAGCAAATCACGAATGCGCCGATTAACAACATCGGATGCCTCGTAACCGCTGAACGCTCCCTGTTTGCTCTGGGCGCTGGCGGTGATGGCCGTGAAGTCGCTTGGTCTGACTTGGAAGACAACACAGTCTGGACACCATCGTCTACGAACCTTGCTGGCAGCATCACGCTTCAGACATCAGGCCGCATCATCACGGCAAAGCGTGTTCGTGGACAGAACCTCATCATCACAGACATTGACGCGCATACGCTGACATATGTTGGCCAGCCGTTCGTTTATCAGGCTGAAATTGCAGGCCGTGCGTGCGGTGCCGCGTCTGCCAACTGCGTGGCCGTTCTGGACAATATGGCTGTATGGATGGGGCAGAAGGGCTTCCACATCTATGACGGCTATGTGAAGCCGCTTCCATGCGAAGTTTACGATTACGTCTTCAACAACATCAACACGACCCAGCTCTCGAAGGTCTACGCGGTAAACAACTCGCAGTATAACGAGGTATGGTGGTTCTATCCGTCCGCTGCGTCGAACGAGAACGACAGCTACGTTGCGTGGGATTACGTTGAAAACCACTGGACGATTGGCACGCTTGCTCGCACTTGCGGAACAGACCGCAGCGTATTCCGTAACCCGATTATGGTTGGCGCAAACGGCTACATCTATGACCATGAGGTTGGCCTAAACTACGACAGCGCGCTGCCTTATGCGGAAAGCGGCCCAGTGCAGATCGGCAATGGCGATAATATCATGTATATTAACGAGCTAATCCCTGATGAGAAAAATCAGGGCGGTGTCGTTGCCACATTCAAGACGCGCTACTATCCTAACAGCGAAGAAACGTCTTATGGGCCTTACACATTGGCTAATCCGACATCCGTTCGCTTTAATGGCCGTCAGGTTAAGATGCGCGTTACAACCACAGCGCCCGCAACGAGTTGGCGTGTAGGCACGCAGCGCGTGAATGCCGTTGCTGGGGGCCGTAGGTGACACTAAAGCTCCCGCCACCTCCCGGTTCATATAGTCCTGCATATGAGGCGCAGCGAAACCGCCTTATAGAGCTGTTTGCAGGCACGGCCTACATCAAGGGCCAAGACGTAGGCGTTTACCAACCTGCAAAACTCATCGCGTCCGATGCGTCGTTTGTCACAACGGATACGCACACGCCGACAACCGGCAGCCTGTCGTGGAATACGCTAGATGGGACGCTTGACATCGGCATGGAATACGGCGTGATCCAGCAGATCGGCCAAGAGGTTTATGCCCGCGTAGAAAACATGACTGGCTCGACGCTTCCGAACGGGACAGTTGTCGGCTTTTCCGGTGTTGGCGCGAACAACGTGCTGTCAGTCACAAAATACCTTGCAGATGGGTCCACGCCAACGCTCTACATCCTTGGCGTTCTAACTCATGAACTGCCAGACAGTGGTGAAGTAGGTTATTGCACTACATTCGGCCATGTTCGCGGCATCAATACCAGCGCGTTTAGTGTGGGAGACATTCTTTACGCATCACCCACAACGGCTGGCGCGTTTACAAACGTCAAGCCAACCGCTCCTGACAATGTGGTTCCTGTTGCTGCCGTATTAAAAGTAGGGACAACGGACGGAGAGATATTTGTCCGGCCAGCGATTGAGCAGCAATACTATAACGGCCAGTTCACCAAGAACACGACGATTACGCCAGCGGCTGCAAATACGGCATATGCGCTTGCTTGGGATACCACAGTCATCACTGAGGGGATTACGCTTACAGGAAGCCCCACAACGCGCCTGACTGTGGCGCATAGCGGCCTTTACAACTTCGCCGCCCGTATCCAGTTCTCATCCAGTAACTCTAACGCCAAGTCCGCGTGGATGTGGCTGAAGAAGAACGGAACGACAAATATTGCGTCAAGCACGGCTGTAGGCTCTCTGAAAGATAGCGGTGGCTATACTGTTCTTGCCATTAACGACTTTGTATCTCTTGGCGTAAACGACTACGTTGAGCTTATGTGGGCAGTAGATGATACTGGGCTTCAGCCAACGAATGTTTCGGCCACAGCGTTTGCACCGTCTTCGCCCACAGCCCACGTTGCTGTCACACAGGTGCAGCAGTGATCCCAGTTTACGAGCAGTTTCACGCTCGGCGTAAATATATTGAAGATGCTCTGGAATATGCGAAGGGAACGCATACGATAGATGACATCTGGAATGGTATAGTTGACGGAACGTTTCAGTTTTGGCCCGGTGAAAAGTCGGCAATCATAACTGAAGTGCAAATCTATCCGCAGAAGAAGGCAATGCACATTTTTCTTGCGGGTGGTGATTTAAATGAACTCCTAGAGATGGAGAAGTCGGTTAGAGCCTTTGCTGAAACTATTGGCTGTAATTCGATGTCAATATCTGGTAGGAGGGGATGGCTAAGAATTTTTGAGCGTGATGGGTGGGAGGAAATTTGCACCACCATCGCTAAGGAGCTTTAAGTATGTCTAAGGGCGGCCAGACTGCTACTCAGCAAACAACGCAGCAGCTAAACCCGTTTGTGCAGGATCTGATGACACGCGGCTTCATGGCTGCGCAGAATGTGGCATCAATCCCCTATCAGGCATATACTGGGCCTCGTATTGCTCAGTTCCGCCCGCAGGAGCAGCAAGCGTTCCAGATGGCTCAAGAGGCCGCTACGGGCCGCGTTGGTGCATCTCAGCTTGAACAGGCAACGCAGGCCGCTCAGATGGCCGCTGGATACTCTCCAGCTCAATTCCAGCAGAATGTGCAGGGCTTCATGTCTCCGTATCAGGAGAGCGTGATTGACGCGACAATGAACCGATTGGCCCGCGCCCGTGCGGAGCGTGATGCTGCGACTAAGGCCGCTCTGGCTTCTGCCCGTGCATTTGGCAATGAGCGCCGTGGTGTATATGAAGCACAGCTTGCTGGCGAGCAGGATTTGAACACTGCTCAGACGTTAGCTAACCTTTATCAGCAGGGTTATGGGCAGGCTGCTGGTCTGGCTCAAGGTCTTCCATCACAGCAACTTGCCGCTGCAAGTCAATTGGCTGGTCTTGGCGGGCAGGCTATTTCGCAGGAGCAGGCTCGCCAGCAAATGCTTGCTGGTGCAGGTCAGGCGCAACGTCAGATGGCCCAGCAGAACCTTGATCTGGCCTATCAGGACTTCTTGGCGCAGCGCGGCTATCCTGTCGAGCAGCTTAAAATCCTTCAGTCTGGCATTGCTGGGGTTCCTGCAACGACTTCAACAGCGTCTAGCACGACTACACCCGGTCAGGGCTTCCTTGGCACTGCTGGCGATGTTGTCGGAATTCTTGGCGGCCTTAAGAAACTTGGGATTTTCTAATCATGGCTCTTTTTGGAAATAAGATGCAGCCGATGGGCGAAATGACAGATGCTGAACAACTTGCTCAGTTGATGCAGGGTAATCTGAAGGGTCAGCTTTCGTCCGCTGATAAGCTCTCTGCTCTTGGGGCGTTGCTCAAGTCAGTGTCACGCGGCTCAACAACGTCTCCTGCGCAGGTTATTCAGGGCGTTCAGGCTCAGAAAATGGCTGAAGTTCAGGGGCGCTTGCAACTCCAGCAGCTCCGTCAGCAGGCGCAGCGTAAAGCAGAGCTTGACGCATTGAAGCAGCAATATGTTGCCAATGTAAAAGACCCGCAGATGGCTCGTGCCATCCAGTTGATGAGCGATGACGACTTCAGCAAGTTGATTATTGAGCAGAATAAGGCTCAAGCCCCAACTCGCTTGTCATTTGATCCACTTGGCCGTCCTCGTGATCCGTTCACTGGCGCTATCGTTAATCCGACTGCTCGTTTGCAGGGATTGCCGACTGTTGCCAGCGATGAAGAATATAACGCACTTCCGTCTGGAACGGCATTTGTTGACCCTGAAGGCAATATTCGGAGTAAACCATAATGGGATGGCGTGACGCACCAATTGTAAAGCCTGCTCCTGAAGCACTTCAGCAGCCTATTAAGCCAACAGAGACACCCGGATTTCGTGGGGCTGTGGCTGGCGCTGAGACTGCTGCAACGGAAACAGTTAAGGCTGGTCTAAAGCCTCAGACTGAAGCCGCTACGGCTGCTGCAACTGCGAACATCCCCACGCCTGCCATTTATCAGGATTTGGCTAGCGCTCGCACGCAATTGAATAGCGTTGCAAAGCAGCTAGGCCGCGCTGAAACGATTTACAATCGCTCTCTCAAGGGCAAAGAGCCGTGGCGCGTTGTTCGTGAGTATTTCCCCGGAGCCTTCTTCAGGCGAGCCTGATGCGCCCAACCAGAATTAATCTGACGCAATGCAATAGCCTGAGCAGGGTTCTGT